AAAAAATACAAATCGTTTAGTGATTTTCAAGATCAAATATTTAAAACTGCCATGACAATACAGGGCAGTGGCTGGATCTACATGAGTCGATCTGGAGAAATAAAGATTATTAAAAATCATCAAATTAAAAAAGATATTGCACTATTGATTGATTGGTGGGAACATGCATGGGCTTTAGATTATCAAAGCGATAAAAAATCCTATCTAGAAAATATTTGGCGCATTATCAATTGGGATATTGTAAATACAAGATTGTAAAATAAATGAGAAATTTAATAACCGTTGTTGAAGCTGCAAATAAAGGTTGTCCTCTAGCCACCTATGACATAGATGTAAATTTAAAGAATCGTCAGACGGCTATAGACGAATATCACTACGGGCCTGCTAATCCCAATGAGCCTAGCAGCTATTGGAAAGAGAGCGCCAAGCAGTGGAACATAGATGAAAAGACTGCCAAAACAATGAAATGCGGTAACTGTGCAGCCTTTGATGTGTCAGACAAAATGTGGTCCTGCATTGAAGCTGGTATTAAAGGTGATAGTAAAGAAACAGATGCTATGGCAACTATACATAAAGCAGATCTAGGTTACTGTAATTTTCTACATTTTAAATGTGCAGGTACAAGATCGTGTTCTGCATGGGTTACCGGTGGAGCCATAGATAATAAAGATAGAACAGAATAAAATAAAATGTTTAAACGATTTGATGTGAAGATAGTATCGAATCCTGTGTGCAACGAACCAATATATGATATTGTTGCAGACGATTTTAAATTTTATGATAAAGACGGTTTTGAATTAAATCAAGCCGAGCAAAAATATTATGGGATGATGAAGCATCCCATAAATCATCCCATACTTAATCATACTTGCTGGCAAGAGCCCTGGTTCGAATTGGAGTATAAAGACATCGGTCTTATCCTAGATCATTCTATGATTTTACATAGAAGCAGATACGAAGGTCATGCCGCTTACCAATTATCAAAAATTAAAAAAGATATACCGGAGGCAAACTGGCTACTCGATACTCCTCAAAAATGGGGTTTTGACTTTGCATTAGATGCAGTTGCGGCAGACGGTCGAATTTACGAAGTATTGCATGTAGAATACGACAACTATGATTACGACAAATTTTCTAATATGGTAATTCGATTTGATCACACTGTAAGACACACTGACTGGCGTGATGCCGCAAGACAAGTATTAACACATGAAGATGATTGGAAAAATCTTACTGGCTTTGCACAAAACGATTGGAAAGCTAATTTCCTAGTTGGTTGGAAACGAGCAGAATATACTGAAAAAAGTTTGACAAAATAGTTGCACACCTGTATAATTAACACTCACAGGAGATATTATGGGAAAAGCATTCGGCGCACCAGAGCAGGCAAAAATTAAACAAATCATTTCTGAAGGCATGACAGTCATGCAGGAAATCCAAGACTTAACTGAGGGTCTTAATGAAACAATCAAAGCAGTTGCAGAAGAACTTGAAGTGAAACCTAGTGTAATACGCAAGGCAATCAAAGTATCTATGAAAGACCAATGGGATCAAGTTTGGAAAGAATTTGACGACCTTGAGACTATTGTAGATATCGGTGGACATTCACATCGTCGCGACGATCAATGATCATTGACTTTTTTAAACCAACACTAGAGTGGATTCAAGATGACTTTAAGTCTAACAGAGTTCGCTTTGCTATTGAGCTTCTTGCTTGGGCTATTAGTATTGGTTGCAGTATTACTATGGCACTCACAGTCCCTACTCCACCGCTTCTTACTTTGTATCCCATTTGGATTACTGGCTGTGCTTTGTATGCTTGGGCTAGTTGGACTAGGAAATCTTTTGGTATGTTGGCTAACTATATTTTGTTGACCACTATCGATAGTGTTGGTCTAGTAAGAATGATAATTAATTAAGAGAAAGGTTTGATCAGCCATAATTGATCACATAGACGGTTGCCGGCCATAAGCGGTAGGAGGAAAATATGAGTTATGTAGACGCACGATGGGATCGTGAAAAGGATGCTATCTTTGTTGTAGAACGAGATCCAAAGAAAGGCAGAATCTATCAAGAGTATCCAGCACGATACACATTTTATTACCCAGAACAACGGGGCAAATTCAAATCAATTTACGGCGAAAACCTTTCTAAGGTAGTTACAAGATCGTATAAAGATTTTCAGAAAGAACAACGCATTCACAGTAATCACAAACTGTATGAAAGCGACATCAATCCAGTTTTTAAGACTCTAGAAGAAAACTATCTAAACGCAGAACCTCCAAAACTGAACGTGGCGTTTTGGGACATTGAGGTGGACTTCGATCCAGAACGTGGCTATGCAAGTCCCGAAGATGCGTTTATGCCAATTACTGCGATTGCCGTTCACCTACAATGGTTAGATACACTTGTATGTATGGCGGTTCCTCCAAAGACACTTACAATGGAGCAAGCACTAGAACAGGTTAAGGATTTTCCTAACACGCACTTGTTCGAAACAGAAGCAGAAATGTTAGAAATGTTTCTGCAACTAATCGAAGATGCAGATGTGCTAAGTGGATGGAACAGCGAGGGCTTTGATATGCCCTACACAGTAAATAGAATTACCAAAGCATTGAGTAAGGAAGATACTCGCAGATTATGTCTGTGGGGGCAAATGCCTAAGAAGCGGGAGTATGAAAAGTATGGGAAACAGGCTGTTACTTATGACCTGGTTGGTCGCGTTCATCTGGACAGTCTCGAGCTGTACCGCAAATACACATACGAAGAGCGTCACACATATCGACTGGATGCAATCGGAGAAATGGAGATAGGTGAGACTAAAACTGTTTACGAAGGCACACTTGATCAACTTTATAACAATGACTTTAAAAAGTTTATTGAATATAACAGACAAGACACCGCACTACTCGATAAGCTAGATAAGAAATTAAAATTTCTAGACCTTGCTAACACACTTGCACACGAATGCACAGTGTTGCTACAAACCACAATGGGTGCCGTTGCTGTTACAGAACAGGCTATTGTAAATGAAGCTCACCACCGTGGCCTCATTGTGCCCAATCGTGCAAAGCGTGACGAAGATGCTAACAATCAGGCAGCAGGTGCCTATGTTGCATATCCTAAAAAAGGGTTGCATGACTGGATTGGATCTATTGACATTAACTCACTGTATCCTTCAGCTATTCGTGCGTTAAATATGGGTCCGGAAACTATCGTCGGACAGTTGCGTCAAGACCGAACTGATCAACATATTAATGAACAAATGCTAGTGCATAAGAAATCATTTGCAGCATCATGGGAAGGTATGTTTGGTAGTCTAGAATACGAAGCAGTTATGCGACAGGATAAAGCATTTGAAATAATTGTCGACTGGGAAAATGGTGAAAGCAATGTAATGAGTGCTGCTGAGGCATATCGCTTGATATTCGAAAGTAACCAACCTTGGATGTTAAGCGCAAATGGCACAATCTTTACTTATGAACAAGAAGGAATAATTCCCGGATTACTAAAGCGTTGGTATAGTGAACGTAAAGACATGCAGAAAAAACTCAAGGCAGCTATTGATGCAGGTAATAAGATTGAAGAAGAATATTGGGATAAGCGACAGCTTGTTAAAAAGATTAACCTTAACAGTTTGTATGGTGCTATCTTGAATGCCGGTTGCCGTTTCTTTGACAAGCGTATTGGTCAGAGCACTACCCTAGTAGGACGCCAAATTGCCAAGCACATGGCAGGCAAGGTTAATGAAATGATCACAGGTGATAAAGATCACGTTGGCAAAGCTATTATCTACGGCGACACTGATTCTTGTTACTTTAGTGCCTATAACACATTAAAGACTGAAATACAAAAGAAAATAATTCCTTGGGATAAAGACATTTGTATTCAATTGTATAACACAATTGCAGACAACGTAAATGCAACATTCCCAGACTTTATGCTTGAAGCATTTAATTGCCCCAAAAGTCGAGGCGAAGTTATTAAAGGTGGACGTGAGATTGTTGCCATTAAGGGCTTGTTCATTACCAAAAAACGATATGCTGTTTTGTATATCGATAAAGACGGTAAGAGATACGACACTGCTGGTAAGCCAGGTAAAATCAAAGCTATGGGTTTAGATTTAAAACGCAGTGACACTCCTGAATTTATGCAGAAGTTTTTAGAAGAAGTTCTCACCAAAGTTCTAAACGGTGCAGAAGAACTAGAGATTCTAGAAATGATTAGCGAATTTAGAACCGAATTTAAATCTAGACCAGGTTGGGAGAAGGGCAGTCCAAAACGTGCTAACAACATTGCGGCATATCAAGCGGCAGAACTTAAAGCAGGTAAAGCTAACATGCCCGGACACGTTCGAGCAAGTATCAACTGGAATACATTGAAACGTATGAATGGCGACAAATATAGCACTAATATTGTAGACGGTATGAAAGTTATTGTCTGTAAGGTCAAGGACAATCCGCTAGGATATACCAGTGTTGCTTACCCAACTGACGAATTACGCTTACCAAAATGG